CGTGGGGTCTGATGCTAGAAGAAGAACTGATGCTGTGGATGCAGATTATTGCTTGACCTAAAGGCTCTGTTAGCGGATAAGGAATGCAACATGACCGAAAGAGAGATTTGCGAGAAGTTGGGATTGAGCCGTGAGCAGTTGCTTGAAGTGCGTCGCATGTTCACGGAGAACGAGCATTGGTCCAAGATTCCGAGTAAGCGTCAGCAGAAGTATTGGGACGTGGTCTGGACCGAAGAGGGCCTTGCCAAACTGATGGCCCAGTTCGGGTTCAACGAGACGGAGGCGGTAGTCATCAAGAACGAGCCGCTGTTCAAGTCCGAGGGCAAGGTCGTCGGCAAGTATGGCAACAAGCGGCTCATCATGGTCGACGTCGACGGCAAGAACCAGCCCGTGCTTGTCCGGGATTCAGACTACTTCGCCGTCGGCATGACGGTACCGCTTCGCCGGGACGGCGAGCGACTGGTGGCCGCCCGCCACCCCCGCTTCCCGGGTCGTTGGTGATTGACCGACTGTTCCACGGGGAACAATCTTAAGCATGGCAGATAAACAGATACCCGGCGTAGGAGGAGCCCCGCTTCCTCCTGAGGACCAGTACAAGCCCAGTTTCCTTGAAGAACAGACAGGGATTCGCTTTGCTGGTATCAATCCGTTTCGTTCTCAGGCTCAGGCGGACATTCATGCCCGTGCCCGGTATGAGACTATAAGGGTCTGGAGCGATGCCCAAGACAGGTTGGTTTCAGCCGGGGAATACCTCCGTGAAACTGAGCCTGTTGCGGAAAGAGTCCTTGAACAAACTGTTTCCGAGGCCGTCGACGTTGAACAAAAAGTGCTTAGGAAACAGATGGTCCGAAAGGGCGGGTTGGGAATTGCTGACCCAGAAGCCGCCACCCGTGATTACGTCATCAATCAGACCGTCGGAAAGGTGCCTATCGCAGGAAAACTGCTTGGACGGGCGGCCTCAAAAATTGCTGGCCTAGACGTTACCGAGATGGGTGACGCTACGATTGATGGGGCCCGTCGTCGAGCCTCTGATGCTATTCGTGCGGAATACGACCAACTGGCTATCCATTGGAAGCGTTCAGAAGTTCAAAACGCCGTCCATGGACGTCCATATGAACCCAACTTCCTGATGGGACTTAATAACGTACGCAAAATAACGGACGGTATGCAGGACTTTACGGCAAGACGTGAAGATAGTTCATTAGTCTATCGTCCTCACTTTGACATGTCACAAGGAAACTCCGGTCCATATTTTGACAATTCCCCACGAGTCCCGGGTCAGGCTAACCTTTTTTGGGAAGAGAAGCCAAAGGTCAGTAAGATGAGCAAGGTGACGATGAACTACGATGCCAAAAAAGAAATGACTCCTATTGCATGAACTTTCAGCCGACCCCGCATCCGGTGCTTGTCGCACCCTCGGTTCAGGACATCAGGTCTCTGACTGAGAAGTTTGGTGCGGGTAAGGTCGCTGAATTGCTTACTCTCCGTGAGGACAAGATTCTCGCCGAAAAACTAGACCCGTATCGTCACGGTTTTGACCTTCCGCATTGGAAGGAAGCCGACAATCTGCTGAAAGAGTGCAACGAACTGCTTGTCCTTGGCGGCAATCGTGCCTCCAAGACTGAATGGGCGGCCAAACGTGTCGTCCAGACGCTCATCAACACTCCAAATGCCCGTGTCTGGTGCCTCCATACGACCAACAAGTCGTCCATCGAGATGCAACAGAACGTCGTCTACAAGTATCTGCCTTCGGAGTACAAGGAACTGCGTAAGAACAAGGTAACGAACGTCCAGTACACCCAGAAGAACGGTTTCTCTGACGGAACGTTCATTCTGCCTAACAAAAGCCAATGTTTCTTCATGAACTACGCCCAGAAGCGTGAGGTCATCGAAGGTGGCGAGGTCGACCTCATCTGGTGCGACGAATTGGTGCCCTTGGACTGGGTCGAGACGCTCCGCTACCGAATCGTCACCCGTCTAGGCAAATTAGTAACTACTTTCACCCCGATTCACGGATACAGTCCTGTCGTCAAGGAGTACGTCTCCGGATGCAAGTTCACGGAGTTCAAAGACGCTGAACTTCTTGGACCCGGGGTTCATGTGACCGGATGTCCGTCTGGAACCATGCCTTACAAGGCAAAGTGCCACGGCCGAAGTGCCATGGTCATGTGGTTTCACTCTCAACTTAACCCTTACAACCCCTTCAGCCAGTTAAAGAAGATGCTGGAGGCCAAAAAGCCTTATGAAATCAGAATCCGAGCGTATGGATGGGCAGACAACGTCACGGGGAACCAATTCCCGAGGTTCACGGAAGCAAACGTCATCTCCCCGGACAAAATCCCGAAAGAAGGCACCAACTACATGGTCGTCGACCCAGCCGGGGCCCGAAACTGGTTCATGCTGTGGCTCCGTGTCTCGGAAACGGGCGAAATGTACGTCTACCGGGAATGGCCGGACCTGTCGGAAGGCGAATGGGCCATGCCGGACTCGTCGCCGGACGGAAAAGCAGGTTCTGGACAACGCAATAACTGCGGACGCTCAATCGAAGATTACAAGATACTTGTCCGAGAACTCGAAGGAAGCGAAGAAATCTGTGAGCGATTCATCGACCCTCGGGCTGGAGGCTCTAAGGCTTCAATGGACGACGGTGGCATCTCACTCATCGAACTTTTGGACTCGGGTGAAGCACCTATGCACTTTCGCCCGGCCGCTGGTATCCGCATTGAGCAGGGTGTGGCGATGATTAACGACGGTTTCGCCTACGACAACCATCAGCCGCTTACTTCAGTCAATCACCCTAATCTTTACGTTTCCGAGGACTGCCAGAACCTGACCTACTGTCTCCGTGAGTGGACGGGAAAGGACGGCGACAAAGGGGCTACCAAGGACCCTGTCGACTGCCTACGTTACCTCATGGTCATGGACCCGGAGTATCAGGGACACGACGCCATGCGTTCTTGGGGCGGAGGCTCTTACTGACATGCTCAAACCACCCGCACTACTGACTCGCTCCCAAGCGATGAACATGACCGGATTCGGACGGAAAATCATCGAAAAAATGGCAGACCAAGGCAAGGTTCGCACTTATCGTACCAAGGGCAATCACCGGAGATACCACCGGGACGACTTTCTAAAACTACAATCTACTAATGAAGAACGACAGCAATAACGAGGACAAGTTCGTCTATTCGACGGGCAAGCCCGACGTAGGATACCTTTTCCAAGAGTTTCAGCGTTCGCTGAACCACGGGTCCAACACGGCCCGAGTCATCGACAACGACAACATCCGTTTTGCTCGCTGGGAAGGCCAGTCCGGCGACGGCAAGAAGCACAGCGACATGCGTCCTGACGGCGACCCTGCGTTTCCGTTCGAGGGTGCGTCCGACGTGCGTGTTCGTCTCGTCGACAACACCATCAACGAAATCGTCTCCATCCTGATGACGACTTTCGACCGATGCAACATCCGCATCAACGGCACCGAAATCAACGATGCTGGCCCCTCTGCCGGAGCCAACGTGTTGATGAACTGGATGGTCAACAAGATTAAGGCCGACCTCCGCAACGAAGCCGAACTTGCCGCTAACTACACCCAGCAGTACGGATGGTCTGCCATGCACGTCTTCTGGGAGCAGGAGATGGGCACTCGTTTCCAAGTCGTCCGTGCGGAAGAAATCGCCGCACTCGCCCAGATGGCCGCACAACAGGACCCTACCAGCCCTCTGGCCGGACTGATGGAAGCCATCGCCGACAAGACGAAGGAGCAGTATGCCGCCGACCTCATCACGATGTATCTGAAGGACATGGCCCTCAAGGACGTGCTTTCTGCCGTCCGTGAGATGCGTGAAACCGGCGTGGCTCACATTCCGGAGCAGTATGTCGCCAAGAACATGCCTCGCATCGTGGCCCTCAAGCCGTTCGACGAGATTTCGTTCCCTCCTGAAACCATCGACCTTCAGAATGCCCGTGTGGTCTTCCGTCGCACGTTCATGACCGAACTCGAACTTCGCCAGATGGCCGCATCGGACAACTGGGACAAGGAGTTTATCGAAGAAGCCATCAACACCGCCGGGATGTTGAACTCGTTCAACGACCCGAACATCCTGCCTTCTGCGGCCTTGTTGAACTATCAGATTAACCGCAACGACAACCTTGTCGAAGTCGTCTACGCTTATGCCCGACTTCTGGACAAGGACGGAATCCCGGGCATCTACCAGACTGTTTTCTGCCCTATTGCCGGAACCGAGCGTTTCGCAAAGCATGAACTGCTTGGCTATGCTCACGGCAAGTATCCGTTCGTGGTGTATCGCCGTGAACGTGTCCGTCGTCCTATCATGGACTGCCGTGGCGTTCCTGAACTTGCCGCCATCGACCAGTTGGAAGTCAAGGCACAGAAGGACTCTATCCGTGACCGCACCGCCTTTGTCACGATGCCTCCTGTCATGGTCAAGAAGCGTCTCGGAGGTCTTAACCGTGTCGCTCCGGGCGTACATCTGCCCGTGACGTCGCCTGACGACTACCGATTCATGCCGCCTCCCGGTGGCGAGACTACGACTGCGTTCAATCTTATCAACATGGTCGAGATGAACAACGCCCTCTACTTCGGCCTTACGCACCCTAACGTGCCGCAGGTCAAGACGCAGGTGACTCAGCAGTTGCTCGTCAACAACTGGCTATCCGTATGGAGCGAGACGTTCAGCATGATGTTCTCGCTGACCATGCAGTACATGGAGCCCACCGAGGTCGAGCGTATCGCCGGAGTCAAACTGCCGCAGAACGTGTCCGAAATCTCGTCGATGTTCGACTTCCATGTGAAGTACGACGTCCGAGACATCGACGCCACTTACGTCATCGAGAAACTCAAGGCAATCACGCA